TGGTTGATTGTCAGAGATTTGCAACAAATTGCAAAAAAGGGGGGAAAACCCTGATTCAGGAAAAGTGGGGGAAAAATTCAGAGGAACCCCCGCACCGCCAGCGGTAGGGGGGAGGGGCAAGGGTGCCTCGCGCAACTCGGGCGTCATGCGAGCGCGATACCGGGCGCGTTGACAGGCGCGTTGCAGCAGACCGGCTGCCTGGGCGACACGCCTGCCTACCCCCTGCCTTCCGTACACCGGCAGCACCCCCTGGCCTGTACAAAATCCATACGTTCGTTTGGTTTTCAGGACAGACCGATTTAAACGGCCTACAACGCGCTGGGAGGTCGAGTGGCTACCCATGCCTGCCCATGCCTGCGTTCGCGCCTCCTGCGGCCTTCTAGCGGCCCTCCTGCTGGTGTTCATCGGTTCGTGTCCAGGTGCAGCTGCAGGATGCTGTCAGCCAGCAGGTCGGCGGTCGGGTTCAGTCCCTCGGCCTTGTAGATCGGGATCAGCGTGTCAGCAGCTGCTCGGATCTGTTCGGTTGTCATTCCAGCTTGTTTCAATCTTTCGACTTGTTGGTTGTGCAGAACATTAAGGTTGTATATAACCTCCTCGTTCTGTCGTTCTGTACAACCTCTGGAGGTTGTAGAAACAGGCCCTAAAGGTTGTGCGTGAGGCTCTTCTCCAGGTACAACCTCTGGAGGTTGTGTGTGAGCCGCCTTCTGGCTCCTTTTTTTGCCTGCTTTGGCGATCTCTTCGTGCATCTTTTGCACGGTTCTGGTCTGGCCTGTCTTTGGCATGGTGTGCTCCTTTTTGGTTACAGGTTGTTTGAGTGCTTTGGCCAGCAGCTGGGCGATCCTGCGCTGGCCTTCTTGGTCTGGTTGCTCCGCTTCTCTGGCTTGCTGCTCCTTCATGTAGGGTGGTCTGGTGTCTTCCAGGCTGCTGGTGATGGCCACCGCATCCTCAGCGCTGATGGACGGGTCGAAGACCACGCGCCAGGTGGTGTATCTCTCGCCTGGTTTGGGTTTCCTGACGATCTCGAGGTAACCGGCCTTGGTGAGCTTGACCAGATGCTTGCTGATGGCCTGCTGAGTTATCCCCAGCTTCTCGGCCAGGGTCTTCTGGCTCACCCAGGTGATGCCTGATCGGTTGATGTAGCTGCACACCAGCTGCAGGGTTCGCATCATGCCCAGGGTCATCTGCTGGTCTGTACATGCCCTTATCGGTATGACCGCGAGCTTGCGCTGATCTGGCGGCGGCTCCTGCTGCTTGATCCTGGGCTGCTTGGGCAGCTGGAATGCTTGCGGTTCACTCACTGCGTTCATTCCTCTTGACCTCTCGCATGTACTGCCTGATCCGTTCTTCCGCGCCTTGCCCGTATAGCCCGTTCATGCGCGCCAGGTGCTTGTCCACCAGCTGTTTGTCCCTGGTGTGCTCCCAGGTGGTCAGCAGCTCCCTGGCGGCTGCCCGCTCGAGCGTCTGTCTCTCTGGCAGCGGGCCTGTGTGCTTGGGTCTGTGCGGTTTCCATGGCAGCTTCATTTGCTCTCCCGCTTGGCCTGCAGCTGCAGCTCCTTGGCCAGCACCTTGCGGCCCTGGTCTGTGACCACGCTGCCAGCATCGACCAGCCCACGGCGTCTGAGCGACCAGTAGGTCGACCAGCTGCCCGGCTTCTTGTTGTCGAGCTTGAAGCGCCAGCCCATGGCGAAGTGCTTGAGCATGAAGATCTGATGGTTCGACAGGCTCATGCTGGTGCCGCCTTTTTGTCGGTCTTTAAGATCCTGGCCACAGTCTCTAGCGTGGTGAACCTGTGCCCGTTGGCGCACTCGTAGCGCCTGTAGCGAGTTGAATTGGGTTTTGGCCTGGATTCGATGCAGTTGACCCAGGCTTTGCAGACGGGGCATTTCATTCATCTGGCCTTCCACCACCGTCTAACCTCTTCGGGGTCGAACCAGGTGTTGCGTTGTGTTGTGCCGGTGCCGCCTGTCGCGTACTTTGGCTTTGGCGCGTTTGGATCGACCTGCATGTGCATCTTCAAGCTCTGCGGCTTGATGCCAAACTCGTCGGCCAGCTCTTTGAGTGAGCGCAGGGGCTTCCTGCCACCGCCAGAGTGGATGCGCTGAAAGAACTGGCCCAGAGTCTCTCCACTGTAGATTGACCTGGCGATGCTCTTTTTCTCAGCCCTCATGCCTTGCCTCGCATGGCCTTCTGGTCGAGCTCGAGCGCGATCTGCCTGGTGCGATCCAGCAGCTCCTGCAGGTCTTTGACCTTCTGCCGCTCTGCGTACAGTTGTTGGGCCAGAAACAGTGCGTGGTCGCGCATCTTGTGTAGCTCCACCGAGCCATGCGTGTGACCGAGCTTGTAGCCTTCCTGAAAGGCCTCGTCGTACTCGTCCAATACAGGATCATCGTTCATCGTTTTCCTCCATTGCCCAATAGAGCAGGGCGATTGCGTCTGCTTCGTTGTCATCGGTGACGGGGTGGCCCTTGGCCTGGACAGCGGCCAGCATCTCCGGCTTGCCGGCATTGCCCTTGCCCGTCGCGTGTTTCTTGATGGTGGCCACAGGCACACCGTAGTAGGGGATGCTGTGCAGCTCACACCAAGCGGTGAGAGTGGCCATCAGCCCACCGTAGACATGAGCTGCATCGGTGGAGTTGTGCCGCCGTACTTCCTCAAAGTAGAGCTCGCCGATCTCTCCGACCGTGCCGTGCAGCTCTGTCAGCCAGCGCTTGAAGCGCAGATACCGCATCCCGCCGCCCTCATAGCGGCCAGGCTTGAATGAGGCCCAGCCGTGCGCGATGGGGCCATCCAGCGGTTTGCAGGCCCAGCCCGTGGTGGTGCCCAGATCCAGGGCCAGGATGACCGCGCTCACAGCAGACCCTCCTGGCGCAACGCCTGTACGAAGTCGAGCACATCCTGGCGAGCTGCCCAGTTGCTCTGCACCGCATCGCCGGTGACTGTCAGCGCCCAGGTGATCACCTCTTCTGGGAGCTGCACGCCTTGCCTGGCCATGTCGAGCAGTGTCTGTGCGTCGCCCGGTGTCATCGCTGGCCACCCTGGAAGAGCCGCTGCAGCCGGTCATTCACATCGGCGTAGCGGGGCGTGAGCGCGTCGCGGATTAGCTCGTCAATGATGCTGGCCCTCGAGCGCCGCTGGTCTTCCGACGCCTTATCCAACAGCTCCCGGCTCTCTGGCCGTAGCCGAATCATGAATGGTTTGTTTTGCTTGCTCATGTTGCCCTCGTATGTCGCAATGACGCACATCATAATGGCCGGCCATGGCCACTGTCTACATATTAGGGTAAACACCTATGAAAATGATTCGTTTGGGGGTTGTACAGCCATTCCAGAACCTGTTTATAATCTGGTCATGGTGTTGCACGGTGCAATACCAGAACCACCGAGAAACAGGAGTTCAAACATGAAAACAGTAGCCAAACAGATCGCTGACCTTGAGCGTCAGATTGCGATCATCGAACACACAGCCACCAACTACATCGGTGGCGACAAGGCCTACCACTCTGGCCGTCAGACCTTTCTTAAGCCTACAGCACAACGCAAAGTTGACTCGCTCAATGCCAAGCTCGATGCATTGCTCGACAGCGTGGAGGCCTGATCATGACATCCAAAACCATTACCAACCTGCTCAATACCCGCCTGTGGATCGCTCACATCGACGATGAGCGTGCAGAAGGCAACAGCATCATTGTCACCCTGGATGATGACTATGAGTTTTTAGATGACCCTGGTTGCGGTGTAAAGGGCTTTGACACTATGCGTGAGGTTCAGCAGGGCACTCGTCTGAGCGAAGTCATCAACCGCAAGAACCGCATCGGAGCATGATCATGACCAAATATGTAGCTTATTACCGTGTCTCCACCGACCGCCAGGGCCAATCTGGCCTTGGCCTGGACGCCCAGCGCGAGGCAGTCTCCCGTCACGTTGGCCAGGCCGAGCTGGTGGCCGAGTTCACCGAGGTCGAATCTGGCCGCAAGAATGACCGCATCCAGCTGGCTCAGGCGCTGGCTACAGCTAAGCGCACCAAGGCCACCCTGGTCATCGCTAAGCTCGACCGCCTGGCGCGTAACGTCCACTTCATCGCCGGCTTGCTCGAGTCTGGCGTGCCGTTTGTCTGCGCCGACATGCCAGAAGCTGACCGCACCTTCCTGCAAATGATGGCCGTGTTCGCAGAATGGGAAGCTCGCAAGATCAGCGAGCGCACCAAGGCCGCCCTGGCGCAGGTCAAGGCACAGGGCCGCACACTTGGCTCGCCTGCCCCGGAAGTAGGATCTGCAATCGGCGTGGCCAAGATCCAGGCCAAAGCTGACGCATATGCAGAGCGCGTTGGGCCCATCATCCGCGACATCATCAAGCGTTCTGGCGCCAGCACCCTGCGAGACATTGCCGGCGTGCTGACAGCTCGTAACATCGAAACCCCCCGTGGCAATTGCACCTGGCACGCCAGCCAGGTCGCCAACCTTCTCAAACGCATCTAAGGAGACAACCATGCACAAACCCACAGTTACCCCCTACAACACCGGCAAGGTGCTCATTGGCTCACGGTATGAGCCACCCAAGTACATCGAGGAAAGCAGGCACATGCTCAATCTTCAGCGTGTCCTGCTCGAGAAAAAAACAGAGCGCCGCTCTGTGGCCGCCGCTGACCTGGTCATCATGGTGCTGGCAGTCGTGGCCGCCGTGGTCATCTATCTGACCCGCTGAGGCCAGCCATGCAAGCTACTCAGGGTCAAGTTCTACGCGATGCACAGCTCGATCTGTTCCAGGTCAGGGACGCCGAGTTCCTGGCCAGGTGCCGAGCTGTGGCCACCCAGATCTGCCGGGAGCAGGGAACCGTCAGCATCAATGATGTCCGGGCTCACGTTTTGATACCTGCCCAGATGCATCCTTCGGTCTTGGGCGCGGTGTTCAAGACGCGACAATTTCAGGCCGTAGGGTTTACCGAGGCCACCCACCCCCAAGCGCACGCACGTGTCGTAAGGGTTTATCAGCTGACCACACAAGGAGAAACCAATGGTCAATAAAGTCACGCCTGACACCATGCTGTCAGCTTCCCGTTTGCCTGCCGTCATGGGCATCAGCAAGTATCGAACCGCGAATGAAGAGCTCGAGCACAGCATCGCGGCCCTCCAGGACATCGAGTTTGAGTTCGAGACCAAAGAGGCCATGGAGTGGGGCAACCAGCTCGAGCCGCTGATCCTGCATGAGGCCGCCTTCCGGCTGGAGTTGTCAGACCTCGAGACCGAGCACCCCGAGGCCCGCTACCACGACAGCCTGCCGCTGTGCTGTAGCCTGGACGGCACCGGCGATGGCCGTGGCCAGGTGTTTACCACTGATCCAGAGGCCGGCATCTATGTGATCGGCCAGGACAGCATCACGCTGGACGGGGTTGGGGCGCTCGAGGCCAAGCTCACGGCCATGGACGTTGAAGACGTGCCGCCTCTGTGGCGCGGCCCCATCCAGCTACAGGCCCAGATGGACATCATTCACGCAAAGTGGGGCGCGATCTGCACCCTGTACCGTGGCACTCAGCTGAGGATTTTTTTGTTCGCCCCGCACCAGGGCACCGTGGATCGCATCGCTGAGATAGCTACCGACTTCCAGCGCCGGCTTGATGTCTGGAAGCAGACCGGTGTCGTGGACTACTACCCGCCCCAGGAAGGCGAGCATTGGCCTGACACCCGTGGCCAGTACCCGGTCAATGAAGAGACCATGCGTATGCCAGACAACGCTGGCGTGTTGGTCGAAAAAATCTTAGCCTGCCGAGCTGAGATTAAGCAGGCCGAGTCGGCCATCACCGACGCTGAAAAGACTCTCAAAGAAATCATGGGGCAAAACACCAGGGCCATCGCTGGCGAGTACACGATCTCCTGGCCGACCAGGTCGTACCAGGCACAGCCGGCCAAGACCGTGCCGGCCAAGGAAGCGTACACGATCCGGCTTGCAAACCTGGCCATCAAAAAGGCAAAGGGATGAACAACGCACCGCCTAAAGTCGAAGCGGCTTATGAGGCCGCCGTCGTGGCCGTGCTCAATGCCTGCCCAGACGCCACAGAAGACCAGGCCCAAGAGGTAGTGGATCGCCTGGTACAACTTGTCTTTACAACCATCAAAGCATTCATCGAGGATCAATCAAATGACACAACTCACAGTCACTAATCGCCAGGGCTACGCACCGGCTACCATCACCGAGGCCATGGAGTTCAGCAAGATGCTGGCAGACAGCTCCATGGTTCCCAAGGCTTACCAGGGCAAGCCAATGGACGTCCTGGTATGCGTACAGTGGGGCGCTGAGATCGGCCTGGCCCCTATGCAGGCCCTGCAAAACATCGCGGTCATCAACGGCAAGCCCAGCGTCTACGGTGACGCCGCCATGGCCCTGGTGCAGGCCAGCCCGGTCTGCGAGGACATCGAGGAATACTTCGATGGCGAAGGCACGCCCAACCCGGTGGCCGTCTGTGTTGCAAAGCGCAAGGGACGCAAGCCGGTGGTCGCCAAGTTCTCTGTCGAGGACGCAAAGCGAGCCGGCTTGTGGGGCAAGCAAGGCCCCTGGCAGGCGTACCCCAAGCGCATGATGCAGATGCGAGCTCGCGGCTTTGCCCTGCGCGACGCCTTCCCAGATGTCCTCAAGGGGCTGATCACAGCAGAGGAGGCCCAGGACTACCCCACCGAGGAAAGAAGCGCTCCAGCGGCCCGTAAAGCGCCTGCAAACCCCCTTGACGTGGTCGCCCCCATATCTGCCCCCACATTGCCACCCTTGACGCCCCCACAAATTGAAGACGCACCGC